AGACACTAAAGGATATTTAGGATTTAGTCCAGACTTCGATCCAGAAGATGCAGGAAATTCACAGAAATATTTTATGTTTTCTGTAGATATCGCTGAAGGAAACGGAGGAGACCATTCTGTAATTAATATGTTTGAGGTAGAACCTATGGAAGATATTGATATAGAAAACTTTATAAGTCCTGGTGCAATGTATGACTTTTTTAAATTAAATCAAGTTGGAGTGTTTAGAAGTAATGAACATCCTATTGAGGACTTTGCAAAGATACTATATACACTAGCACTTGATATATTCAACTCAGAGAACACCAAGTTGATTATAGAGTACAATACTTATGGAAGTATATTATTACAGTATTTAAGTACAGTGTTTCCTGGACGTAACGATTTTGAAGACGAGATGGTATTGAGATTTAAACACAGGCATGATTCAAAGGTTTTAAAACCAGGTATTAGATTAAAGAGTGATAACAAATCAGTATTCTGTCAAAACTTTAAAAAGCAAATAGAATTAAACAAAATCAAAATTAATGATATAGTAACTGTACAAGAAGCAAGTTTATTTGGAGTACTTAGAAATAATAGTTACGGAGCACAAATGGGGCACGATGATATTATCATGACCGCCGTTACTGCTACTGAATTCTTTGGCACAACAGATTACGCAGACTACGTGGAAGAGCTATTAGATATTATAGACCATGATAAAGTTAAACTAATGGAAAAGATACTATATAAGGATAACACAGAACAAGGAGATTTACAGTTCGATATTTATGATTTACTGTAATACTCACAGAATAACAATGATATATAATAAAAGAAAAAAAAATAAAAATATAATATTATGGCATTAAGTCCAAATTTATTACAATTTAAATCGAGTGGAGTATATCGTTTAGAATTTGACAAGTCACAGACTGCAAATATAAACGTTGAAACATTAAGATTAATTACAGGTCACTCAAGAAAAGGACCTTACAATTCACCAGTTTTAATTTCAAGTGTTGAAGATTTTACTAACGTATTCGGAACAATTGATAAGAAACTAGAAAAGAAAGGAATGTTTTTCCACAGATCTGCATTAGAAGCTCTTTCAAGAGGACCTATATTAGCGTTAAACCTTTATAAGTTTACATCAGCATCTAAATCAGCTTACGCAAAACCAGTTTCTAACGGAAACCAAGTAGGAACAGAATCAGCACCGTTAAATCCTTTATCAAATTCAGGAGTTTCAGAATATACAAACTTTTTTGATAATGATAAGTTTATGGTACCTTCTGATTCAAAAGTACTTGCTGACTTAGCAAACGAAGGAGTAGCTAAATCAAACGCAATTAACTTTGTAAATATCAAGCAACAAGCTGTAACAGTTTTTATTAGAAAAGCAGCAGATGTAAAAGCTTTTGATATTAATGCAAGAGATTGGTATGGTGAAGGTAATGTACCTGAATTCATGAATGATTTCGATTACATATCAGATTTCATGGTAGATGTTTTCGTATTTAAAGGAAACTTCTCTGATGTATCAGCTGATCCAGTATATGGAGCTTACTTTAACGCAGACGGATTAGACAAATCTAAATTAGCAGAATTTGCTAACTTAAGACAAGTTACTTTAGAAGCACAATACACAGGATCTTTAATCCCAGGATTTAAAGATTTAGAAGGAAGAAACCTATATGTTGAAACAATGGTAAACTCTGAAGCAAGAAAGACAGGTTTATTCTGTGCAATTGATGAAGACGCAGTAATCAACGAAAATGGAACTGAAATAGATTTAGTAGGACATAAAGCTTCTACACCAAACACTCAGTTACTATCTTATAAAATAAATGCAGGTGATAGAGAAGTTGCAGAAACTTTAGAAGGAGTATCTCACCAAGTACCAACAGTAGATGGTAACGGAGATCCAGTATTAGACGGTAACGGAGATGCAGTAACTGAAGAAGGTAAAACAACAGGAGTATACACAAGTAATGGTTCTCAATTTTCAGTTGATTTCGTAACAGCTGCAAATACACCAGCAACTTTCGCTATATCAGCAGGAGACTATGTTAAATCAGCAGTTACTGATAGATTAGCAAAAGTAAAGAGAGTATCTAAAGCAGGATCAGTATATAACGTATATTGTGATGTTGCAGTAGAATTAACATTCTCAGATAAATTCTTTAAATCATGGGAAGAAGCTACATCACACTATGCACCATTTGCATTACCAGGAGCTACTTTAGAAGATCAGACAATAAGTTCTGCCCTAGACGCATTAAAAGGAGGAACAGGATTATACGCTGGATTAATTGATAAAGACTTAATTGACTTTAGATATGTTGTAGATACATTTACATCAAACGATGGAGAGCTACAAAATAAGCACCAGTTATCAGATTTAGCGCAAGCAAGACAAAACGCTTCTGCTATCTTAAATGCACCAACTGTTGCAGATTTTAAAAAATCAACAAACCCTTCATTTACAAACGCAAACGGAGAGTTTAAAGTAGAGTATATCGCACAAGGAGGAAATTTAGATAAAAATCCAACTAAGACATATTCTTTACCAAGTATTTTAGAAGGAGCAAATTATGCATTCTACTACGGACCTGGTTTATTAGTATCAGACGGAGGTAAAGACTTAATAGTTCCACCAGCAGCTAATGTATCAAATAACTTTTTAGATAAATATACAAGCGCTCAACCATGGTCGATCGTTGCAGGTCCAAGAAGAGGAGTTGTAGGAGGATCAGGATTAAAAGGAGTAGAATATGCTTTTGATAAAAATGATAGAGATGTATTAGAGCCTTTCGGAATCAATCCAATTGTATTTCAAAGAGGAGTAGGTCTTACTATTTTAGGAAACAAAACGGCACAACAATCTGTTAAATCATCGCTTTCTTCAGCACATGTTAGAGAAGCTTTAATTTTCATACAAGAAGGTATTGCTAATATTCTTAAAGGATATGTATTTGAATTCAACAATGTTCAGACTAGATTAGAAATCAAAACTTTAGCAGATTCGTTTATGGAATCAGTAAAAGCAGACGGTGGAGTTTTCGAATTCAAAAACATCATGGATCAAACAAACAACACTGATGACGTAATTGATAATAACTTTGGTATTATAGATACTTATGTTGAACCTGTTAAAGGATTAGAAATAGTCGTACACAGAACTACAGTTTTAAATACTGGTGAAATTTCAACAGGGAACTTTAGTTAATCAGATATATAAAAAAACAAAAACAATATAAAAAATGGCTTTACCACACTATTCACAAGATCAAACAAGCAGAAGCGGTAGACAATTCGAACCAGTTCAAGCGAACTTATTTGAAGTAACAGTTTTACCTCCAGCTGGCGTAGCAGATGCTCCACTGATGATTCAACATGTTACCTCAATAACAGGTTTAGAATTATACAAAGAAGTTGCAGCTGTTGAGCAAAAATATAAATTCTCAACACGTTCGTTCGCAGGAATGCCTGATCAAACAACCGTAGACGTTGGAATAAACTTTACATTAAACTTAAACGATGCTAATCAAGCATATCTTTATAAGTCAATGAGACAATGGTATAATAACCAATACGATCCTCAGACTGGCCAAATGGGTCTTAAAAAAGATTATGTAGGTACTATCGTTGTAGTTCAATTCAATAGAGCTGGAGACATATATAGAACAGTAACTTTAGAAGACTGTTTCATTACTTCAGGATTACCTTTCACTACTGAATTAAATTACGAAACTACAGAAGCACAAGCACTTGAAGTAACATGGAGATGTGATACTTTTAAAGAGGTTCTAGCTTAATCTTATTTTTACATAGGGGATCCATCAACGTTTCCCCTATTTTTATGAAACAAAAACATAATATGTTGATATAATAATAACATGGATAAACTGACTAAGAAATTACAAGTTCTTCTGTCTGAAACAGAAGTGACATCAATAAACAGGATTATCTTAAATGAAGCAATTGAAGGAGGAGAAAGACCAGTATCCATCTCAGCGTTCATACGAGATATAATCCGCAAGGAAATTGAATTAAAGGCCGATTCAATATTAGAATGGAATAAAGATAATATTAAGAAACTTAAAAAGAAGTAACAAATGAGCACCAACAAAAAAGACGATGCAAATTTAGACGATGCTTACAAAAACATCGTTGAGAACCAGGAAAACCCGAAGCCTGCTGATTTAGGGTCCGTTAACATGGAAAAGTACGGAACACAAAAAGCACAGGATGCTGATACATTATTAGGATATCATTCTCTTGCTGTAAACGCTTTACCATCTGCGGGTATGTTTTACCCCAAAGGAACACAAGTACATATTAGATCAGCAAAAGTAGCTGAGATTAGACATTTTTCAACAATAGATGAACAGAATATTTTAGATGTTGATGAGAAGTTAAATAATATAGTAGAAGCATGTACACGAGTTACTAGTGATAAAACAAGAATGTCTTATAAAGATCTATTAGAAGAAGATAGATTCTTTTTAATTCTTTCTATTAGAGACTTAACGTTCCCAGAACCTGAGTCAAACTTAAGTGTAGACCATACAGATAAAAACGGAGAAAAACAAACTGTTGAAATTAAAAAAGAAACTTTCAAGTATTTTGCAATACCTGAAACTCTAGATAAATATTATGATGATACTGCTAGAACTTTCTTAATAGAAACAAAATCTTTTGGAATATTAAAAGTGGCACCTCCTACTATTGGTGTTATGCAAAAAATGACAGCTTACATTAAAGATCGTCAAGAAAAAGGTTTAAAAATAGATCAGTCAGTTCTTCAAGTAATGCCATACATGGTATCTGAATGGAGAGGATTTACTGATAAAGATATTTTTAAGTTTGAAATGGAAATGAATAGCTGGTCTAATAAGAAATACAGTTTAATTTATAAATTATCAGAACAAATGAAAGTTGGTATTAAACCAGAAATGAGTGTTCAGATTGGGGATGACTGGGAGGACGTCCCAATTGGGTTTCGCGACGGCATCAAATCTCTTTTTATTGTTCAAGATATCTCTGGAGAACTTCTTTAAAACAAAGTTTTATATTTATAAACATCTACATATCCAACCTAGCGAATTGGAAGCATTAGAATATTATGAATTTCATTACTTAGTTAAAGATTTACTAGAATTTATGAAAAAAGAAAACGAAGCAAATCAAGGAGGGCAAGATCAGCAATCGGCAAATCCATCTGGTATGAAAATCCCAGACATGAAAATGCCAAACATGAAAATGCCAAAACTTTGTGTTTGACTGGCTAATAGTATTTTCATGAATCAGTAGTGATGTTTTATCTTGTGTCTTACCTACTATATATTACAAAAATAACAAATTAGCGAAATTAACTCAGTACTTACTGTTGATTTAGTTAAGGTGTCTACCGCAACTTCTAAGGAACTTAAAATACATACAGGATTACTTACAGATATTAAAGGTTTATTAAAAAAGCAGATCAAGGAGACTTCTAATACCAATTCAAACGAAGGAAGCACTAAGTTAAAAATGCCAAGTATGTTTGCAACTGCCTCAGGTGCTTTCGCAGTTGTTGCGATGGCGGGAGCTATAGTTGCAGCTTCTGGTTTATTACAGCTTGTTAGGCCTATTAGTGCTGAGCAGCTTATTACATCATTAGCAGTTGGTGGATTATTTGTAGTTATAGCACCTATATTTAGTGACATAGCAGCATCATTAAATGGTGGAGGACTTTTAGCAAGATTTTCCGGAAAATCACAAGGATTAACAATGAAAAATCCTATGAAAATGGCCGGGAATGTTTCATTAGCACTGGTTGCAATGGCAGTTGGTATTATGGCATCTTCTTTTATAATAAGTTTAGTGAAACCAATATCAATGGCTCAAGCTGGTAGCGCTATTCTAATAGGAATCATGTTTGTCCCATTAGGGTTTGCATTCGGTGCTATTATTAGAGGATTAGCGAAGGCTAATATAGCAATGAATGCTAAAGGCTTACTAAAGCTAGCAGCAGGAACCGCAGCTATGGTTGCTATCGCAGCAGGAATTGCATTAGTAGCTACTGTATTTAATAAATTAATGCCTGATACGTTTTCAGCGTTACCACCATTAAAGTGGATCCTAAAGGCAGGTATTCTATTATTCATATTTTCATTCTCATTTAAAAAGATAACAAGAGCAGTCAAAGGACTATCTTTAAAAGAAATGATATTTGCATCTATCGCAATGCCAATAATGGCTGCAGGTGTTGCAGGTATCGCATTCGCATTTCAATTGTTAGAAAAAGTTAAATCTTTCAGAGCACCTGATTTAGATTGGGCTCTTAATGCAGGATTATCAATATTGATTTTCGCAGTACCTTTTTCTATATTAGCATTAGTTACTAAAAGAGTAGGAGTTAAGGGAATTGGAATGGCAGCACTAGGAATAGTCGCTATAGCGGGAGCAATACTCGCAGTGTCATGGATATTTAGTTATCTAGAAGGAGTTAATTTTGTAGCACCTCCAATGGCATGGGCGATAGCATCCGCATTAGCAATTACAGCATTCTCAGTACCGTTGGCAGTTATAGGAATATTGTCAACAGCACTTACACCAGCAGGTTTATTATTAGGAGCAGCTGGTATTATATTAATAGCAGGAACAATGTGGGTAGTAGCATGGATATTTTCTAAGCTACCAGACTTAAGTGCTATTTCTAAGAATTTCACAGACGCGGTCATGTACCCGATTGACGCAATGATTACTGCATTAGGTAGATTTAAAAATGAAATAGGAATTGGTAACATGATACCGATGGCGACTGGATTACTTGCGATTGCAGGAGGTTGGTTAGCATTAACAGGAGCACTTGCTGGAACAGCAGTCGGTGGATTAATAAGTGGAATAGCAAACATAGGTACCGCAATATTTGATGGTATTTCAAGTTTGTTTGGAGGTAAAAAAACTAAATCACCAATAGAACTATTAGATATACTAGTTTCTAAAGCACCTGCGATAGTTAAGTTAGCAAATCCTATAGCAAAATTAGGAAAAGGTTTCGCAACAGTTTCTAAATATACTGAAACAGTAGTAACAGGATTAGCAGCTTTTGTTCCATTCATAGAACATACTGACGACTTAGAATCTTCTGCAAAATCTGTAGAGAAAATAGCAAAAGGATATAAAACAATAGCAACATCATCAAATATAATGAATGTTGATGCAATAAAAGCATCCGCTAGGATGTTTGAAGCTATTGCGGATATAGCAAAAAACAAAGGTAAAGACCCGATAACTCAAATCTCAGAAAAACTAATGGATGCTGTTGAAAAACTAGCTAAAACCGTTAAAGCGTTAGAGGCTTCAAACTCTGAAAATTCAACAAGTGTTGTTGATGGAATAACAGGAGCTCTTTCTGGACTATTAGATAAAATAAAAGGAACAGGAAAAGAAGAAGGAGAAACCGGTTTAGTAGATGTTCAATCTATTGTTGACGCTATTAAAGAACTTGAAGATAGATTTGATTCTCCGATTAGAACTAAGACTGCATAAATTGAAACTTTTTAATAATATTGTGTATAATTTTAAATAATTAACAACAATGGATAGAAATTCAATAGTAGAAAGGTTATTAAACCAAGGTCATATTACAATGAAGTGGGCAGATATTATTCTTAATAATAAAGAAAGAATAGTAGAGGTAATCTCAGACTTACACACTGACGGTAATATAAACACGAAAGAGGCAATATCATTACTTAAAGAAAATGATTTAGTAATTCCAGCGCCATCGATCACTTATCCTACGTTTCCTTATAACCCTGCTCCTGGAATTCAATACCCACAATGGCAGGAACATCATACAAATCCTCCTAATACCTGGTGTTCAATAACATCAACAACAGGTGAGGCAGATCTTAACAAAAACTACACCGAAAAATAGATATGGGAAGTTTACTAGGAAAGATTAGAGACATGATCGAAGACGGAACACTTCCAAAATTCGATCCAGAAAATTACATGGATGTACTTGCACTTGCGAGAACAACAGGATTCAGACAGCAGGTAATGTACACAGCAATGGATATTGTTAGAGAAGACCCTAGTTTATCAAACGAACAGGCTATCTTGAAATCAGCAAAACAATGGAAAATTATATAATATGTATACTTATAAAGCAGAAGTAGTTAGAGTTATAGACGGAGACAGTGTTGTCTTAAATATAGATCTAGGATTTGGCACTTGGTTAAATAAACAATCAGTTAGATTAGCAGGTGTAGACGCTCCTGAATCCAGAACAAAGGATCTTGTAGAAAAACAATTTGGTAATTTATCAAAACAAAGAGTTATATCTTTGTTACCAGTAGGATCTTCTGTTTTAATAAGAACCTATAGAAATAAAGGTGGAAAGTATGGAAGAATGCTTGCTGAAATAATTACTGAAGAAGAATTAAGTATTAATGATATTCTTATAGAAGAAAGATTAGCAGTGTATTATGCTGGACAGAATAAAGATACAGTAACTCAATTACATTTAGCTAATAGAAAATATTTAATAAAGGCAGGTAAAATAGTATTAGATGAAAATTAACAATAAATTTAAGATAGAAGGTCTTTTAGAATTCCAACCAAACGTATTTACAGATGATAGGGGACAATTCATCGAAACATTTAACGAGGATGTACTCAGATCACTCGGGTTTAACGAACACTTCAAACAGGATAATCAAAGTATCTCTCAGATCGGGGTCTTTAGAGGGATCCATTTACAATCAGAACCACATGGTCAAGGAAAGCTAGTTCGTGTCGCTAAAGGATCAGCTATTGATTATGCGATAGATTTAAGAGTAGGTTCTCCAACGTATGGCCAATGGGATTCTGTATTATTAACAGCAGAAAAGGGAAATCAATTCTGGATTCCAAATGGATTTGGACACGCATTCCTATCGCTAGAAGATGATACTATCTTTTGTTATAAATGTACTGAAGTTTATGCTCCTAATAATCAAGTTACTATAGTATGGAATGACAATGATATTAAATTAGATGTAAGTGACCACATAGACACTCCTCTAATATCAGATAAAGACCATCTCGGTTTATATTTACCAGAATATACTAAACTAGTTACTAAACAAATATTATGATAAAGGCAATTTCAATAATAATAGTAGTTGCATTCTATTCTTTATTATTAGCAACACCAACTCAATTTTTATGGAACTTATGTTTAAGGCCAGCCGTTGATGGAATTCACAATATTGGCTTTTTTCAAGCTATTGGTATAAATATATTATTTATGATACTATTTAAAAACCCAAATGAACAGATGGTACCAGAAAAAGAAGACAACACAACTTTATAAAAAATATACAATGAGTTTTTTAGCAGGATTTCTATTTATAATCGCATTATTAATGACAACTATAGTTGTTTTATTTTTAGCAAACTTTTTACCAAAGGAAATGGTTTTTGTTCCAGTAATTTTTATGATAGGATTAGATGCTATATTAGTAGGATCTTATTTCTATATAATGATAGATGGATTTATCGAAGACGAGACGAAATTCAGATATGGATTAGCGGCTGCATTTGCTCTTTCTGCATTTGGTAGAGCATTTTATTTAATGGTTAAGACATTAAAAGAAGAAAAAGTGAAAATAAGTTTATAAAAGTTTTTTTATATCAATTAAAAGTGTTATATTTACCTATAACTAATAACAAACAGATATGAAAGCACCGAAAATATATAAATACCAAATAGAGATTACAAAACCATGGTCTCAAGAAATGTATGGTATAAATGAATCTTTAGTAGAAGAGTATTCAAATAAGATCTTTAAAGCTATAGTAGATTTAAAAGATTTTGATTCTTTAAATACTTTATCAAAAATCATAAGTCCTTATACTTACGGCGAGGGTTACACGTTTGAGTCAGCAAAGACTAATATGTTAAACAATTTTGTTAACATTGAAAACCATTGGATGCATCAGATAGTCCCTCAGCTAGTAAAGAATAACTGGATTACACCAATAGTCTACGTTAATGAAGAATATCCTAACTTACCAGAAGACGGTAAATTAATGAACTTAATAGGATATGAAAAAAGAGAAGAAATCTTAGAACTTAGAAACCATTACTTAAACAACAAATAATGAAACAGAAAGTAGTAATATTTGATTTAGACGGAACGTTAGCATTGATAGATGAACGTAGAGCGTTAGCTGCAAAACCAGGAGGTAAACTTAATTGGAAAGTATTCTTTGATCCTAAAAATATCAAATTAGATAAACCAAATGTACCAGTAATTGAGTCATTTAAAGCAATGCAAGCAGCAGGATTTATTGTTGGATGTTTTAGTGGAAGAGATGATATCAGTAGAGAAGAAACTAAAGAATGGTTAACAGAAAATGGAATAGAGCCTGCTTTTTTAAAAATGAGAAAGAGCGGTTCATTTACACCAGATGATACCCTTAAAAAACTTTGGTTAGGAGACGTCTTAAAGTCAGGTTACGAAGTTCTTTGTGTATTTGATGATAGAGATAAAGTAGTTAAAATGTGGAGAGAAGAAGGAATCGCATGTTTCCAAGTAGCAGAAGGTAAATTTTAAAACAACAAGATGAAACATCCAAATATTACAACCAAAGTAAGTCATAGTGAAAGTAAAGATGCATGGAATGTTATAGGAACTTCGTTAGGACGTAAATACAAGATTGCAAGAATACCTTACTTGGTGATAGATGGTAATGAGGCACTGAGTACGATGGAAAAATCAGAGGCATTACAACATGCTAAATTCATTAGTTTTTGTTTTAACAACGATACTATTTTAAATAATAAATAATAACAAATAGCAAGATGGATAGTAGAATAGAGAATATTTTAATTAAAGAACAAGAAAGACAAGATACTACGATAGAGTTAATTGCAAGTGAAAACTTTGCAAGTGAGGCTGTTATGGATCTAGCAGGATCTGTGTTTACAAATAAGTATGCAGAAGGATATCCTGGAAAGAGGTATTATAATGGATGTGAATTCATGGATGAAATAGAATCATTAGCAATTAATGAATTAACTAAACTATACCAATGTGTTTATGCTAATGTACAGCCTCATTGCGGTGCAAACGCAAACACAGCGGCATATCAAGCATTTCTAAAACCAGGAGATAAGATTCTTGGTATGGATTTAGCAAGTGGAGGTCATTTATCTCATGGTAGCAAACCAAATATATCAGGTAAAATCTATGATGCTTATTCATACGGAGTAGACTCTAACGGATATTTAGACTATGATGATATATTAAGCATAGCTCTTGAAGTAAAGCCTAAAATGATTGTAGCAGGAGCCAGCGCATATCCTAGAGTAATTGATTGGCAAAGGTTTAGATATATTGCAGATCGTGTTGGAGCATTCTTATTAGTAGATATGGCACACTATTCTGGTTTAATCGCCGGAGGACAATATCCAAGTCCAGTACAATACGCAGATATAGTAACTTCAACAACACATAAAACACTAAGAGGACCAAGAGGTGGAATAATGTTATGGAATAATCCTGAATACACTAAACGAATTAACGGAGCAATATTTCCAGGAACTCAAGGAGGACCTTTAATGCATATCATTGCAGCAAAGGCTCAGTGTTTCATAGAAGCAAACACACCTGAATTTAAGACATATACTCAAAAGGTAATTGAAAACGCACAAGCAATGTGTAGAGTATTTAAAGAGAATGGATTTGCAGTTCAAACCGGCGGAACAGATTCTCATATAATCTTAATGGATTTATCTAAAAGTAAATATAGTGGAAGAGAAGCAGCAGATATATTAGAGGAAAATGGAATTACTTGTAATAAGAACGGAATTCCAAACGATTCTCGTAGTTTTGTAGAGACAAGTGGAATACGGTTAGGTACTGCAGCAGAGACAACAAAGGGACACGACAAGATGTGGTTTGAGGGACTTGCTTTAGGTATTTGTAATTTACTTAAATAGTCCTGTTAGTTTCTTAGAAGATGCCGTGGTTATTATTAGAGACTCAGAGTTTCTCATTTAAAGGGAAATTTTAGGAAATTTTATAATTTTAACACATAGGGTCCCGGCTTGGAACCGCTTGGATACCGATTAGGGTAACCTCTAACGGACACAGAGGCTCATAGGGACCCTACCGGTAACAGGTATCGGATTCTTTAGGGTAATATCCGAATTGGGTTATGGACCTTGCAGGGGTTTGAGTACACGCCGGGGATTTTATTTGATCTCTTTAAATACTCAGAGGGATTGTAAGTATATATAAGTTACAATTAAAAAACGTTAAACTATGAACACACTTTTAGGAATTATTTTAGTAGCATGGATTGGATTCTTTATTAATGCATTTGTTTCAGCGCCACTCTACGACGCAAACGAAATGCCTGTAAAAAAAGAGGACAAGAGATGCAAATAGAAGTTTTAGTATGGGTAATCGTACTTCCTTTCGTTATTTATAGAGCAGGATTACTTAGAGGAAAGAGGCAGGAGAAGAAGAGAATCTACGAGGCATTAAAGACTAAGTATTCTCATATGTCACTTGGCACATTTAATGCTTGTGTTGGAGACTACGAAGACCTACTAGCTGCCAAAAAATTAAAACGTCCTGGTGGCTGGAAACAATGGATAAAAAGGGTGTATAATACCAAATGAAGAAGATAAAAAAAGTCCTACGATCCCTACTTAAAGGCCTAGAAGAATGGGCAAGGACAATACATGTTATAAAGAGATGGTAACATATAATTGTTAATAACTTTGTAAAAATAAATGTAAAAAGTTTTTTAGTATCAATTAAATTGTGTATATTTACTTATAACTAATAAACATACCTAATTATGACAAATTTACTTTCATTTATCTATCAATCACCACTTGGAGACTCTAGTAACAAAGGACTTAGTAGTAAGTCAAAAACCTTAAGTTTATATTACGGAGAACCAGATGTAGAATTCTTAGAGAGTTTAGAAGAAGATCAATTGATCTTAGTTAAAAGAACCTTATTCGGAGAAAGTTATGATTACGCAGTTCCTGTTAGCATCTACTTAAGTAGAAAACATTCGATGTTTGGAGGTAACTTCGCATACAGTAGTGATAGTAGATTTCCTACAGGATCTCCAATAAAAATTCACGATAGAGTAGAAAACTAATGACAAACTCAGAAAAATTAATATTCCTTATTAAAAAGTTTCAAACTCCTAAAGGTAATTATCTAATAGAGTTATTAATGGAAGAAGAGGAAAGAATATCAAAATAAAAAATTATGAAATTAAAACACATTATTATATTTATAATATTAGGATTTAGTGCTGCATCACCTTGGACAGTAGAGAATGACTTTAGTATATTAGGTCTTTTGTCTATAATATCTATATCAGGTCTTATTGTTCTTATTGGAGTTAATGGTATAGTACACTGGAACACAAGTCTCAGAGTAATATTTTTAGAAATTATAAAAAGTTTTAAATAAAAATGGCAACCAATCTAAGAAAACAATTAGATCTTGAAATAGAAAGAATAGACGCAAGAATGAAGCAACTTATCGATTTTACTTTATTATATAAAGACAACAACGATTACGAAGCTGCAATGAAATGCGATATTAAATGGAGAACACTTGCGGTTGTCCATCACAACTTAAAAAAACTAATATGACACCAATCGAAGAAATTGCATTGTATACTGTATTCTTACTGTACTTTGCATCTCAACATGTATTAAACTGGCTTTATAGAATGGAAAGAGATAAACAACCTTGGGAAACAATGTTTCCATTAGTATTATTTGGATTTGTAGTTACAAACTTCTTATTTATTGCATTTATAAGATATTTGATATTAAACATCCCTGGAGTAATTTGTTAATAACTTTTAAAAATAAGTGATATAAAGTTTTAAGGTATCATTTAATTTGTGTATATTTACTTATAACTAATAAATACATCATTATGGAAAGATTTGAAAAAGTAAACACTGTAAAAGAATTAGTAAAAACTTTTTTTGAAGAAAACAGCCAGTATACTGGCTTAAACTCTTTAAGTGAAGAATCACAAGCACATGTAATTCAAATAGGAACAAGCATCTTGTGTACCAAATGGGAAATTGGATATGAAGGAGGAGGATTTGTACAAGCAGTCGTTGCTAACGATTTACGTGCAGCAATTAGCAGAGCAGATGGAACAAGTATGAAAGCCTTAAAATTCTTTTGTCAATTGATGTATAATGTAGGTCGACCAATATTCACAGAAACAGCTAAAATTAAAAACTAAAAGCATGATACAAGCACTTTTTATTATCACATTAACGATATCAATATTCAACATTATAAAATTAATAGGGATTGCCTGTGGAAATTCAATAAGCCTTCCAGGTATTATTGCATACGAATTCAGTGCACCTGACCGTTGGTATTTCTTTTATCCTGCATTCGGGTTCCAAGTGTGGTTTTGGTCTCAAACATTATTCATATAAACATTAAAAACAAATAACATGCCAACTTATTACCCGAGTATAGAAATAGAAGTAGAAGAATTTGTAGATGATTGTAGTGACTCTGAAATGGAAGCACTAATATCTTACATAAGATCTGAAGGATATAGCACGGGTCGCTTAGGGCTACCTGAGGACAACAAATGGAATGATGCAGTAGACAAATTAATAGATTCTAAATGGAAACTATCAGTTGATGACGAAGCAACCATTTTTAAAATATGTGATAAAATAATTTAAATCACCCTACATTTTTTTATATCATTTAATTTGTGTATATTTACTTATAACTAATAATTAAAACTAAAAACATGGACAATTACGTAAAATTAGAATTAGACGCATACCATAGATTAAAAGACAAGCACGACACTCTTATGTCAGGCGGAATGGTAACAACAAGCGGATATTGCGGAGCAAGATACTTTACACACAGCGAAGCATTAGATGAATTAAGATCTCAGTTAAATCACAAAAATGGTTTACTACATGAACTTGAAGTAAAAATGGAAGATTTGTACCACGAAATTAGCGTATTACAATCAAAGAAAAAAACTAAGAAAAGATTCTGGTTATTTTAAAAATAATAAGAAATGAAAGATTGGTATGTCTATATAGTCAAATGTTCTGATGAATCCTTATATACTGGTATTACAGTAGATATCAATAGAAGAATAGAAGAGCATAACAATTCAAACAAAGGAGCAAAATACACAAGATCTAAACGACCAGTACATCTGGTTTATTCAGAAACTCAAGTTGATAGATCTTCTGCTTCTAAACGAGAAAGTGCAATTAAAAAATTATCAAGAAAAGATAAACTTTTATTAATTTTAAAATATAAAGAGTAATGGGAATAATAAATCTATTATGTGTTGTTATCATTTCATCCCTTTCATTTGTCGTAGCGATGATCATTGGCATGACAAAGGAACAAAAGAGAATTCAAAACATATTTAGAATAAAAGAAGGATATTCTTATTCCGAGTTCTATGATATATTACAAGACTTTGAAGAAGAAGAAAGAGAAAGAGAAAACTTAGATAGATTCCTTAAATCAAGAAAAAGAAAATAAATGCCAGAATTAGCCGAATTACGATTTACTGCAGACTATATTAATCAAGTATCAGAGGACATTGAATATATTTCATGTTACAAAAATCCACAACACAAGTGCCAAGACCTAGATATACCATTTTATAAATATAAGCTGTCTGCACAAAGTAGAGGTAAAGAAATAGTTGTTGAAGTCAAAGATGTTCATAGTGATAAAACGATAGACATACGATGGACGATGGGAATGAGTGGTTATTTTAAACTCACAGTAACTGGGCTAGAACATAAACATGCTCACCTTCAGTTTCGAACATCTGATGGTAGAACTTTAAGTTTTGTAGATGTCAGAAGATTCGGTAAATGGAAACAAGGAGTATCGTGGAATAAGGATAGAAGTCCTGATCCAACGTATGAGTTTGAAAAATTCAAGGCAAACATTAAAAAGAATATACACAGAGCTATCTTTAAAAAACCTATCTATGAAACCCTAATGGATCAAAA